ATCTCCGATGCTCCCAGAGACGCTCTCAAAGTCTGGTCCGTGAAGACCACACCTTAAGAGTACTGTGCAGCCTTCACTTCTTTACAGAAATGGAGGAAATGTCTCTGTGCCCGTTCTTACTAGAACGGGCAAACCCACCGCAGGTTTATGGCGACGTATGCGGGACGTCCTGAACGTTCCAAATGCCTAGCATCTTCCTGCATAACAGGCGATGTCAGACACTTGAGAAGGGCCCATTCGTCTTCCACGGAACTTCCGGGAATGACTGGACGGATCACCCAACCCCTCACTCTTGGGGAATGGGTATCCTCGGCACACCTTTCTTCCTTGTAAGGAAGAAAAGAACGCCGACCCAAACAAGACGATGTATCTTCAACGATGGGGAAATGACCATCAAGGAGAACCTCGATGATATCGTCAAGATACCGAGCCGTTTTCCACAAACCACGTTGATACAAGTGGTTGCGGAACTCGACAAGAGTTACCGTCTGGAGAACGCTCGAGCGTGATGTAGGGATTTCTCGTCTTAGACGAAGCGGAGTAACATCCACCCCGTCGTAGAAATCTCCACCACAAGACTCTCTGAATTTGCCATTCATGAAAGTCTTGCCGCGATTCACCTTAAGGCCGAAGGCCTCGAGGTGGTCGATCACGCTCACGGCAGTGTCTGCGGGGACAATGATATCATCTCCGTAGACGCGCACTTTACCCCTCAAGTCATCAACTGACTTGAGTGAGACAGGTTTGCCCTGTGCATACAGAATTCCAGTTACGGCTATGGCAAGAAAAACCATAGCTTCAACCGGAAAGCACAGTGCGGAGCCCATCGACGCAAACTTCCGGAGCTTGGGAAGTGATAACCCAAGTTCCGGAATCTCAGCCCTAGTGGATCTTGTTACCTGAACACCCTCGGCAAGCCAAGGGTGGTCGGCCAACATCCACCGTACGAGCTGATTCGAGACACGGTCACTTGCATCCGATAGATCAATGGTTGCAAGCGTACCCTCTAGGGAACCAACTCTGGCCATCTCCCGATTAGGGAGTTGATCAGAGAATCCAATCATGCCGTAAGCTACGGCCTGATTTGGGTCTTCTAGAGCACGGACTAGTTCCTTCGAGATCGCCTGCTGCATGAACTGCATGCAGGTTGGCTCGATGGCTATGATCCGTGGTTTCTTGAGCGTCTTAGGAACAGAAACTACCCTGACGGGCCTTTCTGCTCCAGGCTCACGGAAGTCGACATGGTCTAGGAGGTAGTAATACCTCCAATTCGGGATGCAGTATTCCCCGTAGGGGAACATGCTCTCGAGACGAGATGTCCATTCTGTCTGACAGAACTTGCCGTTTCCGACAAGTCCATCAGCAGTGGCACCCGGACCATGCTGTGGCATGATTGCGTTGGTGTAGACCCGATGGTCCACACTAGCAAACATCCCAGCATACAGAAGGCGAGAAACCTTGAGAAAATCCCTAACAATGGGATCACTCTCAAGGGTATCTTCTTCCCATCTTTCAACTTCCGACTCCACTTCTACGTAGTCCTGCATCGCGCGAACTGTCCTGGAGGTACTGCAGGGCAATTCGATCTTCGCAAACAACGATGTTAACTGTCGTATCGCGAAGATGCAATCGATGTTCGGATCACGTAGAAGCAGACCAGTCTCCAAGTCGAAGATCTGGCTGGAAAAACCCGACAAAAACATCGGGAGCTTCCTCAGACCGTGCTTGAATGCACTAAAATCGGATGAGCCAACGAACCCTTGTTCAAGGCCTTTTTCAAGGTCTTTTGCAAAGGTTGGAAGGGTTATCGTCATAAACGAGAACCCTTCTTCTTCGACGCGACGAACGACAGTGTTAAAGTCGTTCGTAGTGCTAGTGTTGCACCAGATGGCGAGTTCGCTCGCCATCACACGCCAGAGATCGATCAGTCTTCTCATGCTTCCTCCTTCAACAGGGGGTAATGCATCCTGAAGTCACATTGATCCAAGTGGCTGTTGAAAACCACCCATCGATCAGGGGGCCTGGTATCTCACCAGACCCCCATGGTCAGAACTTAGTTCTGACCCTGGACAAGCTTCAACGCGTTAGCGTTGCTGGTCGCAGTGAGCCACCCCGTAAGGGCGTTCACTCCGAGCACGGCGACGGCAGGGTCAACGACCCCGTTCGTCGCCGGCGTGTCCACAACGAGGTAGAAGGAGCTCGACTCGAAAGCCGAGCTACCAGTGGAGAACGGGTTTGGGTTGATCAGACCGATGTTAAGTCTGGCCATCCGACGAGTCCTCCGTCCGTACTGATGCGACAGTTCCAACCCGATGGTTGTACCTGCCGCGCCCGTCGTGAAAAAGCTTCCGGCGTTAACGCCAGAGCTAACTCGCGGCGGGGTGTACGCTACAGCGTTGTAAGTGATCGATTGCGGATCGGCGTAAGCCATGTGACAGAATCTCCTCGTGAGGTGACGTTACGGGTGTAACGCCTTGGGTGTGTGGTAGGCTTAATGACGCTACCATTCGCCAGACTGTGGAGAGCGTGAAAGTGCTCCGATATAGCTCATGTAAAACGAGCTATACCCACAGCCGCCAGGATTGCCTTTTGGACTGATGAAAGTCCGTCATAGGTCAATCCGAATCCGTAGGGTGAAGCTGGAAACCGAACCTTCCACTCGGATAAGTGTTCGAGTCGGCACGCGGTGGTATTAGCAGCAGCATTCGCTACAGACCACCACGATTCTCGCGTCCATCTATGGCACATGATGTAGCCATAGTGAAGCAAGAGACTGTCGTCAGCGAAGGCGGAAATATTGCGAGCAACATCTCCGGTATTCGCCGCCCAATCAACAGCCCAGCTCCAAGGGGACATATTCCAGACATCTTCAAGCGAAGGCTTGTTGATGCCGAGGACCTTGTCCGCGTACTCAGCGAATCGCTGGGAACGTGACATTTGGTCCGCGGTGACGGGTAGGTGGTAGTAGTAACAACCACTAAACCAAATCTCGTCATCTGAACTGGTTTGATACCAGATCTGTCCCACCTTCCACGACACGTTGCTTGGGTTGACCGAGTAAGCACTCGATCCTCTCACAACGGGCGTGGAATACGAGGGTTCATGCGGGAAACGAAATCCCTTCCGGGTATGGTGCCCGGACCCATCATGATACTTTTTGAGTATCTTGTGGGAATCCACAGCTGCTTGACAGACATCCAAGATGTCCTGAAGCAGAGGTTGCCATGCAAACTCGAAATTCAAGAGTTCGCCCGAAAGGCTCTTGGCGTTGAGCATCCGCTCACGCCAAAGAGAAGCCCCGAGGGCCTTAGGCAAGGCTCCCAGCTCTCCGAAAAACTGCGACAGTTCTCCCGTCGCATCGAAGGCTGGATTTGTGGGTAGGGTTCTCGCAATAGCGGTGCCTCCGAAGCCGTACAAATCTGAGTTATGAGGCTCAGAAGCGGACGGCCCAGTAACGGATGGCCTCAGGTTTACCTGAGATCCTTTACCGGGACCACTAACACAGATTCCAGGCATGTAGTTGCGGGATTCCCGATTCAATATCATCGGCCCTCCCACATCCATCAGCCCGTGACCTAGGTTAGTCAGATCGTGCGATATCGTAGTAATCTTCGACATCGTGCCACTGTTCGGAATCATCGCGATAGAGGTGGAACCGTTCCAGTGCTCAGTAACGTACTGAAGCTCTGGGCCGGCGACTTTCGTCTCAACCATCTCTACTCTCCTCGTTAAACGGAGCAATGCACGGCGTGTGCATCACTAGCAGGCTAGGCGCCTTCACGGGCGC